TTCTTAAAACCTACTGTGTAAGCATCATTTATATTTCTTTGTTTTTGGTCAACTTTACTGAGTTCTCTCATAAGAGTTAAATCTTGTTTAGCAGATTCAAAAGCACCTTTAGTTCTTGATGCTGCCAAAGCTATTGGATCATCAAATCCCATAAACAACAAATCATTATATCTTGCTTTTCTGTCTAGTTTTTCTTGATTTAATTTATCTGTTAGTGCCTGAGTTCTTGCTTTTGATGCAGCTTTGTCAGCTAACTCTGCTCTTAAATTTATTTGCTCTTGTTCATGTTTATTTTTTCTACCTTGAACAACAGCTTGGATTGTAGGAATACCAATATATTTATCTGCATCCCATGTAATTCTAAATGCAATATAACATAACCCGGATAATTTATGATTAGATGTCCAAGAAGATAATGTTGTTAATAATGATGAAGCCGATTGTCCATCAGTTCCAAAAAATGGTTGTATTTGTATAGTCGTTCCATATTTACTATCATTAGAAGTAATTGTAGTGCCATCAGCTATTGAGCCACTAAATGTTACTGTACTATCATCAACAATAATTGAAGTAATATTATTTATTTCACCTTCTGCTAAAACAATAGCACCATACAAATATTGATTATCTGTTCCGGATGTTTCAAGAAATACACGCACTCCACCAACTTTTCTTGTTCCATAAATTACCGGGATATTTGCATTATTAGATTGCTTATTGACTAATACACCTTGGGCTTCAGCTTCTTGTGTAAACTCAGGTATCTCTGGTTTTGGTGCTAACCATTGGATTGCTTTTGATATAGCAATACCGGTAATAATACTTTTTGCTACAGCTGTTAGTATTGGTATAAAGAAACCCATTATTTTCTACCCCATAATATATCTTTAACAGTCAATGCAGCAAATTCCATTCCCTTATCAGTAGAGAAAAAAACTTGTTGGCTGCCTTCATTTGTTTTTCTTCCGGCTACTCTACTAAAATCAGCAAAATGAGAAGTACAACTTAAAATTAATCTTCCTGTATTTGTATCTATACTAAAACTCTCAATAAAACCTTTATCATAATTAAACGTATCAATTAATGCATCTGTACTATCTAATAATCCTATATCAATAGTTACTTCATCATTAGAAACATTATTATTTAAAACAATAGATACAAAAGCACTATCTACCGCTGATAATTCTATTTGAAAGTTACCAACATCTAATTCTGATTTTTCAGCTTTACCACCAATAGATAATAAATGTCCACTAGCAGTATAAGTGTTTGAATTATGTGTAATATTTTTATAATGATTAGTTAATCTTTGTGGTGTTGGAAATAATATTTCTATTAATACAATAGGCTTGATAGTTTGTTTTGCTATCTCGGTTTGTAGATTACTAGATAATCCTCTAGTCATTACAATGCCTCAATAAAACTTACTTCAAATCTATATAAATCTATATCGTTTGTATTAAACTCTTGAACATCAGATGTTAGTCTTACAGTAAAGGGAATATTATCATACGTAACTGAACTATTATCTGCTAATGCTTCTTTTAATGGTGGCTCTATTGTTATTGTTGCTTCATTTGATCCATCCGCAGTCACATCAGAAACAACCATGTAAACTTTTTCATGTGCAAATTTAATTAAATCTCCAGCTTTTAATGTTCCGGTCATAGCATCAACTGTAATTGTTGTATCTCCTGCTGTGTGGCTACCATTCACAAGAATAGTTCCTGATACATTACCTTGTGCATTTGATATAACCGGGGGAACTATAGTAAATGTTTCTTTTTGTGATCTTTGTTTCATTATAAAAGCATATACCGGTGCAAACGTAGTTCTACTCATTGGTGGATAAGATGCTGAAAATTTCCATCTTTGACCATCTACTTGAACTGCAAATATCTTTCCACTATCAGTAGTAGAAGTAATTGTTTTTTGTTCTGAACTGAAACCTAATGCTCTAAATACCGGGGATGTTGGATAAGTACCACTCATACCAATGCCTCTTTACCTTGTCTATTTAATGCATCATTAATAACATTAATAATAGTGCTTCGTCTATTTGTTAATAATTCATCAACACCTTGAGCATCAACTGTGTTGATTGTGAAGTTAATATTTGTTGATCCACTTACTTGATTGTTTGGAACAATCGTACCAGATGATTGCGGCACAAAAACTTCCCTTCCGGCCTCGCCCACCATCACAGGCATACCAGCATTTACTCTACCACCTGATGATCTTCCCGGTAATAAACCCCCAAGAAAACTTCCACCACCAAACAAACCAGCAATTTTTTGCACAGCTATTAATGCTTGTTGTCTTGCTATTATTCTTGCTATGTCAGCTATAACTGATCTTGCAAAATCTTTAAATGCGAATTTACCAGTCATAATGCTTTTTGCTAAAGTATCTGCAAATGAATTAAATGTATTTGTAAATAATCCATCTAATTGCTTAGTTGTATTACCAGCATCTTCTAACACTTGTTTAAATCTTGGAAATTTAGATTCAGTTACAACATCAACACCTTCTCCAATACTTCCTAATGCTTTTTCAAATTCTTCTCCAACCATTCCGCCCATAACAACTATTCTATTAGTTGTTCTTGTCATTTCTTTTAACTGTTCATTAGAATTTTTTGCTTGTATTGATATTGAATTAAATGCATTTGCCATCTCATTACCAACTTTTGCACTATGCTCAATCGTATTGTTGGTATTAATAAGTTGTGAACGAACATTTTGTAAAATCTTAAATAATTCAGTAGCCGCTTCTCTTTCTCCTAAGGGAATAGTGCCATGCACACTTGTGTTTCCAATGTGTTCTATTAAACTATCTATTTCTTCTAAAGATAAAGTAAAAGCATCTATCTCTCCTGCACCTAATGCATCAAGTAAACTTTTTTCAGTAGCTATCTCTCTTGTTTTTTCGATAAGAGAATCTATTTGACCAAGTAAAAATGATACACCGGCAAAAGCCAACATTCCCTTTTTTCCAAATAATAGTGCCGCAATTAATCCAGATGATTGAACAAATGTAGGTAAACTTTTAAATCCCTCTATAGTTGTTCCTAAAGCATTTGCTACTATTTTTACCGCTGGTGCTACATCTTTAATCAAATCAGATGTTGTAGTTAATGCTCCTGCAAAATTTTCACCAATAGCTGTTGCTATATCTTTTATTTGTTGTTCATTAGCTTCTAAAAATTTATTAAGATCCCCAAATTCACCTTTAAGTTCATCAAAAAAACCAGCTGCTACGTCTTTTTGAAAATTAAAATATTTATCCCCTATCATTGATAGAGTACCCTCAAGGGTTGTGGCTAAGTCTTTAGTAGCACTTGCAAATTGACCATTCCCACTAAATAGTTCTTCAAATCTTGCAATCGTTTCTTCTGCGGTTACTTTGGCACCGGCTTGGAAACCTAATAAGGCTCTAACACCTCTTTCTCTGAATAAATCAGCTGCACCAATACCACCAGAAAAGGCTCTTTGAATTTGTGATGATGTTGTTTCAAAATCAAGACCGGTTACTGCTGCTACATTACCGGTTATTTCTAATATTCTATTTAAATCATTAGCATCATCCGCAACAACTGCTAGATTACCTGAGGCTCTTGATATT